TCCTTTAGCCACACATTGGGGGATCGGCCTGAACTGGCGGGAACTGGCGGGAACCGGCCTGATGTTGGGGTGGTTGGTCGTGATCGACCGCGATTGGAAACGGCTGGTGTTGGGGGGCAGTCGTGGGGGACGATGGTCGCACGCTGGGCAAACGTTCACATGGGTGTCGAGTTGATGGGCTGGCAGAAACATGCTCTCGAGGGCATGTTGATGTTGGGTGATCATGGCGAGTTGCATTTTCGCGAGGCGTTGGTGTCGACGGCCCGTCAGAACGGCAAGTCGGTTTTGTTGTCGGCGGCTTTGGGCACTTTCCTTACTGATGTTGCCCGGCTTCGCGGCCGTCCAATGCATGTGTTGTCGGTCGCTAACCGGCTTGACCGTGCGGAGGCGATTCACACCATGTTGGCCCCAATTTTGGTGGAAACTTTTGGGGGGAAATCGTCAAACGTGTTGGGTCGTAAGGGTGTCAAGATGGGTGACGGGTCGACGTGGGAGGTGCGTGCCGCCACCCCCAATTTGCATGGTGGTTCATACGACCTGATCGTGGTGGACGAACTGTTTGACATTTCTTCGGCCACGTTGGATGATGCTTTGCGGCCGAGCCAAGTGGCCCGACCCAACCCGCTGTTGGCGTGCTTTTCCACAGCCGGTGACGAAGGCTCCACGGTGATGATTCAGATGCGGGAAATGGCGGTGGCGGAAATTGACGCAGGCGTGTGCGGCGACACCTATTTTGCGGAATGGTCAATGCCGCCCGGGGTGAACCCTGCTGATGAGCAGTGGTGGGGTTGGGCCAACCCGGCGTTGGGCACGACCGTCACCGTCAAAGCACTACGAGCCGCCTCCAAAAAGGAATCGTTTATGCGTGCCCACCTGAACATGTGGGTGTCCGCCCGTGGAGCGTGGCTGGATGCCGGCCAGTGGGCTGACCTGCAAACCGATCAGCCGATGCCGCCCGGAGGAATTTTGGCGGTGGATTCGAGCGTGGACGATGCCCGGTATGTGGGTGTGCGGTCGGTGGTGGCCGACAACAAAGCCCACGTTTGCGTCGAATTCGTCGCCAATTCGGAGGATCAGATGTGGGCGGAAATTGAGCGGGTGATGGGCGATCAAACCGTGCAGTTGGCGTTGACACCCACGCTCGAGATTCACTGTCCGCCCGTTCTGTCACGTCGCACCACGATCGTCGGGTATGGCGAACTTCTAAAGTTTTCAAGCCTTGTGCGGTCGATGCTGGTGGAGGGGAAGGTGACGCAACGCGGGCAACGCACCCTCACCGAACACGTCTGCCGTGCCGTGCTCACCAAAACTGCACAGGGCACCGTGCTGTCATCACAGAAATCGCCGGGCCCGATCGAACTGGCACGATGCATGGTGTGGGCCATCGCCCTGTCGTCGAGGCCGATAAGTCGCACGAAACCCATACTTGCGATCGCCCCGTAGCACTATCGTGGGTGCTGGTGTCCGTCCCGTGTCGGGCGGGGCGGCCACCACCGACCAACGGAGTGACCATGGGAATTTTCAGTCGAAGCGTGAACAAAGCGGCGATCAGTCCCGCCCCTGAACCCCATGTGAAAGCGGCCGCCGCCGGGTCAGGTTCCCGCGACGGTTACGGCACCTATGGCGGGTACACCAGCCAAGCCAACGGCATCAACTTTGTCGGTGCGTATTACACCTACTACGAGGGTGAGGCACGCAACAAAGCGATGTCGGTGCCGACGATTAGCCGTGCCCGCGACCTGCTCGCATCGGTGATCGGATCGACCAAACTGTGCATGTACACCGAACGGTGGAACGACACCGACATGGAAATGGAAGAAGTCGACTTGGCCCCTCGAGCGTGGCTACGCCAACCTGACCCGTCCGTGCCGTACAGCACCCTGATGTCGTGGACGTTGGACGACCTGTTCTTCTTTGGTCGTGCGTTTTGGTACATCACCAGCCGCACCGCTGACGGCTTCCCGGCATCGTTCACACGCCTTCCCGCAGGTACCGTCACTACTCAAGACCAGTCCGGCCCCGTGTGGTTCGCCCCCTCGAGCGAAGTGTATTTCCAAGGTGGGATGATCCCGCCCGAAGATTTGGTGCAGTTCATCAGCCCGGTGCAAGGCATTATCTACATGTCCGAACAGGCCGTTGCGACCGCTCTCCGCCTCGAGGAATCTCGGTATCGCAACGCCCAATCCGCCATGCCGTCCGGCGTACTCAAGCAGACCGGTGGCGAACCGTTGTCGGCACAAGAACTGGCTGACCTTGCGGCCGCGTTCAACAACGCCCGCATGTCCAACCAAACAGCCGCACTCAACGAATTTTTGGATTACAGCGAAACCAAAGCGTTGCCCGACAACATGCTGATGATCGAATCCGCCGAATTCCAAGCGAAAGAACTGTGCCGCCTCACCAACATCCCGTTCTATTTGGCTGGTGTCAACATCGGGTCATACCAGTACACGACCAGCCGTGGAGCCCGTGAGGATCTGTACCTGTTCGGTGCCCGCCAATACCTGGACTGCGTGTCACAGACGTTGAGCATGAACAACGTGCTACCGCGAGGCACCTACGTCAAATTCGACATCGACGACTACTTGGAAGGTGTCATGGAAGACGCCATGGAAGAAATGCCCGAAACCACACGAACACCCGACACCGAACCATTGGAGAACTGATGCACATTCAACTATCAGCAGGCTTCGCCCTCGACGTACAAGCCGAAGCCGGAGAAACGGCCGGCCGCCGCGAAATCTCCGGCCTTGCCGCCCCCTATCAAGTGTCCGCCACGGTAAGCGGTGGCGAATCCGTCATGTTCGCCCCCGGCTCCCTGCCGGTCGACGGCAAAGCCCCCAAACTGTTCATGTACCACGACGCATCCCAGCCGGTCGGCCTTGTCACCGAACGACGCGAAGCCGCTGACGGATCGGGCATGCTTTTCACCGCCAAGATCGCCGCCACCACAGCCGGTGACGAAGCGTTGCAACTGGCCAAGGAAGGCGTGTTAGACAGCGTTTCTGTGGGTGTCGACGTGATCGACTCCTACCAAATGGAGGACGGGACCACCGTCATCACAGCAGCCGAATGGCGGGAACTGTCACTTGTCCCCATTCCGGCATTTGCCAGTGCTACCATCACCGATGTGGCCGCCTCGGCGGACACGACTCCCGACACCGAAAACCAGCAAATCCTGAATGAGGAGAACGAAGTGTCCGAAGTCGAAGCCGCCGCCCCCGAAGCCGCACCCACCAACCCGCTGATCCAGTTCGCCGCCCCGAAGAAGGCTCCCCGCCTCCCCTCGGCCGGTGAATGGATGGCCGCCTACCACATCGGCGGCGAAACCTTCGCCAAGGTGAACAGTCAGGTCGTCGACTGGAAGAAGGAAAACCAGTCCACGTTCGAGGCCGCCGCTGGCGATGTCATCACAACCGACACGCCCGGTCTGTTGCCGGTGCCGGTGCTCGGCCCGTTGGTGCAGAACATCAACTTTGTTCGCCCCGTCGTGAACCGTTTGGGTGCCCGTGCCTACCCGGACGGCGGTGCACAAAAGACGTTCATCCGTCCGACCATCACCACGCACACGTCGGTCGCCGCACAGGCCGCCGAACTGAACGCAGTGTCGGCCACCACCATGGTCATCGCCTCCAACAGCGTCACCAAGACCACGTTGGCGGGACAGGTCACATTGTCGGTTCAGGACATTTCGTTCACGTCGCCTGCCGCCATGCAGTTGATCCTCAACGACCTCATGGGCGAATACATGTTGGCCTCGGACAACTTTGCGGCCGACAACTTGTTGACCGCCGCCACCTCAAGCGGCGTGTGGGACGGCACCACCACCGACCTCATGAAGTCGATCTACGACGCGGCCGTCGACGTGTCCAACGGAACCAACTTCTTCCCGGACACCATCTTCGTCAGCCCGGACGTGTGGGGACAGATGGGCCAGTTGGTGGACGGCTCCAACCGTCCCGTGTTCCCGTACGTCGGTTCGGCTGGTCTGCAGGGATTCAACGCCCTCGGCGGCGGCAACGCCACCACATGGGTCGGCTCCAACCCGCTCGGCCTCGAGATCGTCGTGGACAGCAACTTCGCTGCCAAGACCATGATCATCACCAACAGTCAGAAGGCGTTTGAGTTCTATGAGGCTGTCCAAGGCCTCCAGTCGGTGGAGGTTCCGAGCCTGCTGGGCAGAACGTTCAGTTTCTATGGTTTCGTTTCCACCTTTGCTGCCGTGTCGTCGATGATTCGCAAGATCACGCAGGCCTGATCGGAGGGGTTGCCACATGGCGACCTACACAGTCCAATACGGAGTCATAGTCCCCGGCTACGTCACCGCCACCACGTTGACCCCCAACGAAATCGTGGTGGGCGGAACGGTGACAGTCGCAGGCGTGGGAGCGGCGTACAACGGCACGCACACGGTATACGCCCTCCCACAATTCCTGCCCGTCAACGTCGACAGCGACGGCATCATCGAATACGACTACTCGTATCCGATCGCCAACGCAGTCATGTGGGCCGACGATCAAACCCCTGAGGTGATCAACGCCATTACCGGCACGATTGCCTACACGCCCGTCTGCACTTGGATCACCTACACGCAGATTCAAGACTGGTTGGGCATCACGCTCGCTGGCGGATCCGAGACCGCGTTCCTGACGCAGTGTGCGGCCGCCGCCAATGCGTTCTGCTATCGCCGCCGCCAGGAGTCCGGGTACATTGACGCACTGGCCACAAGCCCGTCCGGCGACGTAACACTCGGAACAATCATGTATGGCGGAGCGTTGTACCGTCAGCGTGGAGCCATCGACCAATTTGCGTCGTTCTCCGACATGGGGCAAGCCCCCACCACCGGCCTGTCACCGCTCATCAAGCAGCTGCTCGGCATCTCAAGGCCGCAGGTCGCATGAGATGGCCTACACCGACCTGTTCAACGAAGCGATTGACGACCTGTCCGCCACGCTCGCCACGATCAGCGGACTACGGGTCGTCACCGATCCCGCCAAGATCAACCCACCCTGCGTCTTTTTGGATGCACCATCGTGGGAATCGTGGAACGGGAACATCGTAAAAATGACGTTTCAGGCTCGAGTGTTCAGCCTCGGCCCATCCAACTTGGACGCACTCCGCGACATCCTGTCGATCTGTGCCAAGTTGCTGGAGAAGAACGTGGCGGTGATGGACGGCCGCCCGGTATCCATCCAAATCGGCGGCCAAGAATTCCCCGCCTACGACCTCACAATCCCCCTACAAGCACAGGCAGGCTGACAATGGCACTCCGCATCATCTCAACCCGTATCGGCGAACTGGGAGCAATCTACGAACCCGTGGAAGGCATCAACGTGGAAGCGTTAATTGCCGGAGGTTTCGTTGAGGAAGTCCACACCGCTGGTAGCAAATCTGCTAAAAATAAGAACACGGCTCCCGACGCTGGCAAACATCCCAAGGAGTAATCATGGCCACGTCGACCTACCTGTCCAACCCTGTCATCACGATCAACGCAGTCGACCTGTCCGACCAGTGCACGTCGGCCACCATCAGCCAAGCGTTCGACCAGTTGGAGAACACCGCGTTCGGTGACACCGCCCGCAAGTACACGGCCGGTTTGCAGACCAACAGCATCACGCTCGAGTTGTACTGGTCGACCGCCGCCACCGAGACGTACGCCAGCCTCAAGTCGCTGGTGGGCACGTCGACCAACATCACGATCAAGGGATCGTCCGCCGCTACGTCGGCCACCAACCCGCTCGGCACCCTCACCGGCGGGTTCTTGGCTGAACTGCCGGTCGCCTACACGCTCGGAGAACTGTCCACCGTGTCCGTCGTTTTCAACGGTGGCACATGGGCATGGTCGGAATCCTGATCTAAACCAAACCCGAAAGGCCCGACATGAAACTGCACCTGAAGGTCGACATTGGTGACGGCCCGTTTGTGGTCACCACCAACCTGCAAACCGTGATCGCATGGGAACGCAAGTACCGCAAAAAGGCTGGTGACCTTGCGTCCGGCATCGGCATGGAAGATCTCGCGTTTATGGCGTGGGAATGCTGTAAGCGTGACAAGGTCGTGGTGCCCGTCGAGTTTGACTCGTTCATCAGCCGACTGGTGGAACTCGAGGTCGTGTCGGAGGAAGCGGTAGGCCCTTTCTCCCCGGCACCTACCGACGCTCCTTAGCAGAACTGCTAATCAGCACCGGCTGGTGGCCGCCTGATGTACCATTTGACTTTGAGGACGTGGCGACCGTGGCCGCCATCATCAAGGAGCAGAAGCGATGACAGGGCCCACCATGGAAGTGAAGGGTGTTAAGGAAGCCTTGGCGATCCTGAACGCCATGGACAAGAAAACCCGCCGTCAGATCACCCGCGACTTTGCCGAGATCGCAAAGCCGATGGTTATGGAGGCCAAGCGTCTGTTGCCCGGCGACGCCCCCATGTCGGGCTGGGAACGTGCCTACAACGTGGGCGGCCGCCAAAAAGCGTTGGCCCGTAAAGCCGTCGCCACCGGCCGTGTCCGTGAGGCCGTGACAATGGCCAACGACGAAGCCACCAGCCTGCTCCCATGGAGCACCAGCAAGGAAACCCGCTCCATCAAAGCGTTCACCTCCGGCTCAAAGAAGAAGGCGGCCGTATTTGGCATGAAGTGGAACAGCCGCACCGCCACCCTCTTTGACATGGCAGGCAAATCATCCACCCCGCAAGGTGCCCAAATGATCAACACCCTGTCATCCCGGTACGGGAACCCGTCCCGCACCATGTGGAAAGCCTATGAACTGTCCTCGAGCGACGTTCAGGAACAGTTGCGAAAACTGGTGGAAAAGATCATGAACGAGTCGTCGTACGCCCTCCGCTACCGGGCTGGAAAAACCACTGTGGCAAAGATTGTGAAGGTGATCTGATGGCTGTTTCAATTCCCATAGTTAGCGAGTTCATTAACACCGGCATAAAGCAGGCCGAGCGTGCGTTTATGGACATTCGCAAGCAGGTCGCCCAAGCCGAGGGCACCATGGGCAAATTCAAGGCGGCAGGCAAAGGCGTGTTTGACGCAGTGTCCGCCAACGCCGCATCATTCGCGGCGGCCGGCGTTTCAGCGTTCGCCACGTTTGCCGCAAAAGGCGTATCGGCATTCCAAGACCTTGCATTGTCAGCAGACAAATTTGCGTCCGCCACCGGGCTGGCCGTTGAAGAAGCGTCACGCCTAATTGAAGTCACCGGCGACCTTGGCATCGAATCAGCAACCGTCCAAACTGCCATCGGCAAAATGAACCAAAACCTCGGCAAATCGCCCGAACTGTTCAAGGAACTGGGTGTGCAGGTTGCGTACGCCAAGGACGGCACCGTCGACGCAAACGAAACATTCCTCAACACAATCGACCGGCTAAACAAAATCAAAGACCCGGCCACTCGAGCAAAGATCGCCACCCAACTGTTGGGCAAAGGCTGGCGGGACATGTCAGAACTGATCCAAATGGGATCAGACGAACTACGCAAATCGCTGGCCACGGTGTCGGACGCTAAAACGATCAGCCCCGAAGAAGTAGCCAAAGCCAAAAAGTTCCGCGACACAATGGACAGACTGGGCGACACCGTCGGCGATTTGGCATTGAAACTCGGTGAAGTGCTTGTGCCGGTGCTTGAAAAAGCCGTCGAAATCCTGAACAGCAAACAACTAAGAGACTTCTTCTCGGGTGTCCAAGCCGGCATCAAAACGTTGTGGAGTCCAATCAAATTTGTGAACGACCAAACAAAAAAATTTGGTCAAGAACTGCGAAGCATTTGGGACGACGTTTGGTCATTGAACTTCGGGAAAAGCAGTAAAGCCATTGAAGTTTATGCCGCCGATCTACGCAAAGCCCGAGAAGATCAAAAAGACTTCATTGACTCACTAAAAGCAGAAAAAGTTGCTGAACTAACCGACGGCATCACCAAATTGCGTGACGCACTTTTACAAGCCGACACAGCATGGCAAACGCTGACCAACCGACTTGACCAAAAAGTTGCATTGAATAACGCTAAAGAAGCGTTGCAAAACCTCGAACTTGCCGCCGCCAAAGCGTTCGCCACAGGTGCAGATTCAGACATAGCACAATTTGATGCGGCCGCCGCAGAAGTGGCAAACCTGATCGCAAACATCGCAGGAACACTTGGTGCCATCTCGTCCAAGGAAATCTATTTGCGTTTCCGAACCGAAGGGCCAGCGTCAGCCCTCAACCTCGCCAACTGGCTTGCATCAGGAGCCGAATACGGTGGCCTCAACTTCTCCCAAATGATCGGTCAAGCAGGCTTATCGTTCTCCATACCGGGACGAGCAAACGGTGGGCCAGTGTCGGCTGGCGGCACCTACCTTGTCGGTGAGCGTGGCCCCGAACTGCTGACGATGGGTGCCCGTAGTGGGTACGTCACACCGAACGGTGGCATGGGTGCCACGGTGAACGTGACTGTCACGTCCGCCGACCCGAACGCCGTTGTCGCCGCCCTTCAACAATACGTCCGAGTCAATAACCGACTCCCAGCAAACGCCATCGGCTAATGAGCGCTGTCGACTGGGACATAACAATCGGCGGAACGTCATACACGTCGATCACTCAAAGCCTGTCGTTCTCCGTCGGCCGCGCCTCATGGTTCAATACACCGACTGGGAACAACTGCACTCTTACCGTCCGAAATAACACCGGACAGGCCGCCACGATTGCCGAGGGCGACCAGATCATTATCGGCAACGACCTTTCAGCAATCGACATGTATTTTTATGTTGTCGAGGTGACGTATCAGGACGACATGGCGCTCGGCGCATACACCGCGACGATCACGGGCACCGATGCCCTCGGCATGATGTCACTGTTTTATGTGAATGATGATCCTGCCATCGGCTATACGAACGCGATTTATCAGGCCGGACTTCTCGCTCAAGAGGTTTACCCGTTCGTCCCGCCGTACCCGCCCGCAACAGCGATCAACGGTCGTGCGACCGTCTCCGACGCGTTCGATCCGACCACCATCGGCCAGCGCGTCGTCGACCTTCTCCTCACCGAGAACTCGACGTACTACTACGACGGGGCGACCTTAGAGTTCCGCACGTCCGCCGCACCATCCGCATCCCTGTTCACGTTCGGCACGAACGCCTCGACGAAACTCGTCTATGACGGACTGACCCGAAAACTTCCGAACGCGAACTATCCAAACGTCGTCAACCTCACCTCGACGACCGTCGGCACGACTCAAGCCGTCAGCAACTCAAATTATCAACGCAATTACGACCGGCAAGTGCTGTTCAATAACACAGCCCAACAACAGGCACAGACCGACTACTACGCAAACGTCTTTGCGGCAGAGGAGTTGTACGCCGACGTGCGGTTCAACGACAACGCCCAAACAGACACACGAATGACCGAGTTCCTCGACGAACTTTCCGCGATGTCCGGCAAAACGACGACCCTTACCTACTATTCACCCTATTACGGCACGAATACGACCGTCACAATGGTCGTCGAGGGTGCAACAGTGTCCGCCATACCCGGTCGAACAGAGTTCACCGTGTACCTTTCGCCGGTGACGATCTATGACCTTTTCACCCTGAACTCGTCCACGTTCGGTATTCTCAACACAAACAGACTCGGATGGTGACCTAATGACAGTCTCCCCTAACACAGACTTCACGTCCGGCGACGTACTCACCGCCGCCCAAATGAACAAGTTTCCACGCGGCCTGATGACTGATCTGGTCACCTCAAGCACGACGGACACGTCGGTCACCGCAGAGGAGGTCATGCTCACCGTCACGTGGACGGCAGTTGCGAACCGGAACTATCGGATCGTCTACATTGAGCCAGCGTTGTCCGGCACGTCGATCACG